CCCGAAGCAACTGCACGAATATCGCTATCCGTATCGCTAATAGCTTCAATTTTTTGAGACAGTTTCCTTAATTCGTATTCTAAAGAAACACCGTTTTGTCCCAGAAACTTGTGCGTGGGGCGATACGTAACCGTCATTACTCGCCTTCTTCAACTTCTTTGTCCTCGGAAGCCCTCATTTCAACCGCTTCCGCTTCCTTTGCGATGCGATGGTCCTGGTCTGCATCTTGAACTAAATACTGGGTAACTAAAACTTCTCCGTACCCCTCAACTTCCTGCAAAGCGTGACCATTACCCACCCACTCCTGTAAAGGGCCGTGTTCGGCAATCCAATCTTCAACATCCATTGGCACGTCGTCCGCTGTCAACGAACTCTTATAGGCCATCCATTCAGTATTCACTTCGGGAGCGGTACCCATATATACAATTTCGATACCTTCAGGTAACGGTGACCCAGGTTTCCATTGAAAAGTATCAATCAAAGTACCTTGATGATGTTGTTTCCCGTCAGCGTCTATGTAATAAGCAATATTCATAAATTACGACCAATCAAGTTCCTGCGCTGTAAGTCCTGTACCTGTAGTACTAGTTGTAGTTGTATTCCACGAAATAGCCTGATTATAGGAGCCACCGTTAGTTGTGGTCGTCATGTTGGCCCCATAAGAGTTCCATGCAGGTGAAGCGCTTGTGGTAATCGAAGTGAATTGAGAAGCTGAAGCAATTTCCGTTTGAGGGCAATAATGCAAATACCAATCATATGTAGGATTCCAATCAGGCCCCTCGGCTAATACTTTTCCGCTACTAGACGAAAGAGATGTAGTTCCTGAACCGTCCAGAGGAAGTTCCATCGCATAAGGTTGCCAGCTAGACGCAGCCCCCGTTGGCCCCCAATTCCCATAACACACTAATTTTGTCTCGTCAGGAGTTAAAGCGACATGCCAACACTTATTGTCAATGTATCCACCCGTTGAAGTTGAATCCGTGGTTCGGGTGAAAAAGTAAGCATTGTGCCATTCGATTGACATATCGGTGCCCTTGATTTTCATTACGTGCATGGGGGAAGCAGGCCCAGGGTTACCGTCATATACCGACCACATAACGTAAAGATTTCCTTCACTATCAACGACACCAGGGGTTGACTTGGTAGGTTCACTAACGCTATTCGATCCAGTACGCATATCAATAACATTGTTAGTTATCCCTGACGGGGCGCTATAACCATTGTCCGCGACTTTAGAAATCATGAGACTGAATTGACCAGTCATTTGACCATGAACAAGAGTGTAATAAGTTGGTTTACTACCAGATTGGTTTACGGCATCTTGCAAAATTTGAAAAGTTCCTGCGCCGCTGGTGTTTGTCTGAGCTTGGGACCTGTCGTTACCAGACGTTTGGAAACTACCCGTATCTTGTGCGCTACTTAGCGCCGATGTGTTTTGCTGTATCGCTGCGCCACTAGTATTCCTGTAACCAGTCCATACTCTATTTTGTGAATCAATCATCGGCAGCTTTGCCTCAGAATTGTTCAAGTTGCCGTTGTTGCCCCTAATAGATATTTCCCAACTGTAATCATCCGCAGCGTTATCTATTTCTTCCCAGTCAAGCAACATCATCCCAGGCTGATAACTGGAGTATGGTGCCCAGGAGCCACTCATAACAACAGCTACCGTTGAACCTATAGTCTTAACGACACCACCCCTGCAATACCTAGTATTCGAGTCACTACCACCCGACCAAGAATTAGGTGTAGTCGCACTATTGGAGTTAAAGGTCCAAGCGCTAGTACCAGTGAAATCACTCATGGGAACTTTTACAGTCATCCATCGCGAATTTGAAGCAGATTGCCGACCAAACATCCAACATGCCTGCGTGTCTGTATCAACGTATCCATAACCGAAATGGAAACTTCCACCAAAAGCCCCATACCGTATCGAGCCTCTTGAGACAAAGTCTTTATCGAAAGACACAAAAGCCACATTGCTGTTGGCATCCATTAAGAAGTAATGATTTCCGTCGGCATCCATGCCTGCACCGACAAGCTCTTGCTGGGCTATACCAGATGCAGGACCGTTAGAGTCACCAAATCCCAAAAAGCGATAGGTCAAAGCGGCACCATGTAATCCGCCGTTCAGCCAAGTAGACACACGGGTGCTCGGCCACCCCTTCGGGGTTTCCGAGCGACCCTTCCACTTAGATACCGCAGTAGATGGATTGGTTCTGTCCTGTCGGAACGACATCAAGCCCTCCGATTAGGCAGTTATGCGGTTTACGTAACCGTTTAAGTTAATTGCATCTCCAGCAGCAGCAAACGCTTTTACTACCAAACTGTTCTGTAAAAGAAGCCCAGGAATAATCAATGTCATCCCTGAATCAGCAGCAATTTCAAGCTCAATTAAATCGTCTTGATCTGTAGTGCCACCAAACTCAATAGTAAGAACACGAGCGGTAGCAGTTGTGTTAGCCGCATACAACCAGATCTCATCCAAATTAGATGTACCCGAAGTCGCTGTATGAACGGTCACAGATGCGCCCGTACTAGTTCCTGTTACAGAAATGTTCTTTCCGTTTGTGCTTCCCGAAAGAAGATGTTTTGAATATGTCGCCATATCTGTCCCTTAGCTAAAGACCTGATTAGAAATAATGTTATCCGATGTACCGTTCACAGACGTGGGTATATCACTAGTAAGCGCTACTGTCCCAGTCGCATTAGGCAAAGTAATAGTCCTGTCAGCAGTAGGGTCAGTTACCGAAATAGTGATTTCGTACCCATTGCCAGTAGTCGCACCCGTGAACAGCATTGGGCTGGCACCCTGATACGTGTTTGCTGCCTCAAACGTGTTTGTTGCA